TGATCATTCAAGGAAATAATACGACTTATGGAAAATGTGTCAATTGCGTTCAGGGGGTAACAACTCCCCCCTGGGGAGTACCTTTATTACGTAAGATTATATTGCCATATTTATCCTGCATTGGCGCTTTAATCCAACGCTCGATATACAATAATATCCATTTACAGTTACAATGGTGCTTTAATGCCTTCATTAACATATTATGATCGACGTTATCAAATAGGCCTTTAATGTCAAATTCAACAACCCAATCATATTTCCAGCATCTATTCCTTGTAACTGCAATAGCATCAAGAGCAGATTTCTTCGGACGGTAGCCAAAAGAATTTTCGTCAAATATTGGTTCCAATAATGGTTCTAATACTTTCTTTACTACAGTTTGAGCTATCCTATCAGAAATAGTAGGCACCCCTAAAACACGATTACCTCCTGATTTCTTAGGTATAGAAACAGCTTTTACTGCCGGTGGAAAATATGCACCTGAACTCATTCGATTCCATATTTTATATAAATTATTCTTTAGCTTTTGTTCAAAGTCAGCTATCGATTCTTTATCTATCCCAGCTGAACCTCCATTAGCTTTTACTTCTTGGTACGCTTGCCATACAAGTTGCTTTGAGATATTAAAAGATTTTGTTATTTCCAAAAGTTCCTCCTTAAAATTAGTTGACTATTTGTTAATAACTAAGTAGCTAAATCCCTTCGCTCCATCTCCATTACAGAGACTTCATCACTACTACGAATTTATCCGTCCCTATATAGTACCTCGATACTTTCGACCTTGCAGTGTGCTTTGCTTGAGTCTTTTCTCTTGCCATTACTAATATAGGTTCCCGTAGTTCAGTATAAAAGCCCAGATCAAGCTCACGCCACCTGTATGCCGGATGCCACCTAGCCAGTAAACAGGCTCCCGCTAGATTTATCCCAAAGTACACTCCAACCCTGGTTCTGACACCATCTACACATTTCGACAATTGAGCAGTGGTTCACTTGTATTCGTCTTCTTGATCTATACCTGACATATACTTTATGCTTTTTCTATAACGCTCACGACCTTACCTTTTGAACAAAGCCGCTTATAGTGGTTTGTAGCCTATTCCTGCAAATCGACTACGGAGGGTCTACCTCCATCTTCCATACCGCTTGCTACGGCACACGGAATGCTTTATGCCATATTTTTTTATCTTTCTTTTCAGATTGACAACAAGCATGCGATAAAAAATACTTTTTCTTAATGCTTCGACTCATAATCAACTTCCTTTAATAAACACATTTAAAGCTTTTCTAACTACCCCATTTAAAGTATCTCCATGCTGTAAAGCATATAAACTTACTTCCTTATGTAGTTCAGGATCAACTCTAACATTAAAACTACCCTTAAATGGTTTGTCAGGGATTTTGGCAAGGTTATTACAATCTGCTAAATAACTATCCACTGCTTCATGAAAAGCCTTTATCAAAGACTTAGCTTCTGATGCCTCATAGTTTACTAAATCTCTTATAAATTCTATTTTTCCAAAAAATAACTCTTCCTGTGGATCAAAGTGCACTGATCCATAATAATTTTTGTAGTAAATTAAATCACTTCTGGTCATATCAAATTTTCTTCTTCTAATTTTTTAATTATTTGTTCAATTAAATAAGATTTTATAATTGGAGTAGGATGAGGTTTATGTAAGTTAATTATCAATCCAGTTCTTAGATGATAGAATTTTCTTCTAGAACCACCAGTTTTACCTTTTATTGTTTCTTCAAAATTTAATGCACCAAATAATCTAGTTAATTCATCCCACGTAAAATCTTTTGGCCTAGATTTTAATTTCTTTATAAGCTTATCTTTTGAACTCATTTATAACTTTTTTATAATCTTATTTAAGAATAACAAATTAATAAGATCAATGCAACTAAAAACAGTTGCTAATAAAAGTATGTACAAAGTTAACTCTTCTATGGGTTTTAAATCGGGTCTTGGGTTGTTAGGGAATTTTAAATCGCTACAACTTCACGAGAAGGAAACTGATAAACCCTAGCAGAGTCCTTTAATTCCGCATCAAGGATAAGATTCATTCTTTTAGTAGTAAACCCTTGCAACCTCTTAAGAAAGCTGCTTACTCCAGTACTCAATAACAGATTAACCTTTGTTCTTGTTATTCCTACGTATATCAAATTCAATTCCTCTACGTCATAGACCAAGATTTCTTCTAACGGCACTTCATTAGTAAAAATAATGAAATCGTCCTCAAGTACAACGTTATCCCATTCACGACCTTTTGACTTGTGTATCGTAGATAATGTTACCTCTGCCATGCTCTCTTCAACATAGCAGGCATCCTCTATCTGATTAATAATTTTTTTAAAAGAACCTTTATGCTCCTTGATTAACTTTGCAAGAAAAGTAATATCGGGGTCTTGGTACTTATGATTGAAATGTAACATTGCCTCCCATGACTTAAAGTGCTTTAGCTTGCTATGACTGACCTTGTCTTTATTACCGCTGTACAATGCATAACCGCTTTTAGCTAGATTTAATATTTCATTTACTCCTCCAACTACATGCAGCTTCTGTTTCTGAAAGGCTAATATTTTCTCTATAATCCGTGCATTGGTGCGACACAAGATAGTAAAAGGAGCTGCTAACTTGTTTACTACAAGCTTACTCTCTATGCTTGCACTGCCGCATAAAACCTGTGTCTCATTCTTTGCGGTAATAATTATGTTTGCAAGCCTGCTTATTTCATTACCAAAACGGAATGACCTGCTTAAATAACAGACTTCACCGCCCAATTTAGCAAAACTGTTAATTGACCCTCTCCACGAATATATCTGCTGGTGTTCATCACCGACATAAATCTTCTGACACTTCTGCTTAAGAAGAATATCCAGTAATACTGGGTTTGCATCCTGACACTCATCAAACAGAATAAAATCATAGACACTGCTTAAATCAGGATTTAATAGCTGGTACATCTTTAGGTAAAAATCATGTTCTATCGGTAGAGTTGAAACTCTCTCCGTACACGCTTGCCAATATTCCGCTGCCCTTTCAATAACGTAGTTTATAATAGCCCTAGTTTCTTCGCCATTATTGCCAGCTACTTCTTCAAATACCCTGCTAAGTCTGAACTGATGATCAATTTTGTTTCTATCAGTGTTAACAAAAACACGTAGTAATTTCAATACCAAAAAAGCTATGTCGTTTTCTTCGTAGCTGTATATTCGCTTTATATCCACATACCTTGTAATATCAAAAATACTTAAGGTACGGACTCTATCTTTTATTCGATACGCAAGTACTCTGTAAGCAATACTATGAGCCGTCTTGCAATCAACATGTAAAGGGAATTTCCGAGCCGCATCCGTTTGAATGGCCTTGTTGTAAGCAAGGTATAAACCTTTACCAGAAAGCTCCTTAGCTATTGCTAGCAAAGTTGAAGTCTTACCGCTACCGGCAAATGCCTTTATCTTTAAGTCCTTACCCTGACGTGCCACCTCTACGCATTGTTTCTGCTCTTCCGTCAACTGATAAATGGTACAGCTTGCTTCGATTAATTGAGAGTTAATAGTATCCATCCTATTAGGCATTCCCACTTTTATTAATAGTTTCTGGCTTTATATTATTTTCATTAAAAAACTTGATATTCTCTCTTGCTTCCTTGATTTTAGCAGCAAATTCCAACGCTTCCTCTCTACTCCTTTGCTGGTAAACTGCTTTATCGTCCCCAGAGCTGTTATTTTCTATGTTCATCTTGGTCAATGCTAAACTCCCTATCTGCTGCATCTGGGCAAAGTCTATTTTACCCTCCTTAAGTGCATTAAAACCAATACTAAATATTTCCGCAGGCGTTTGCTTGTCAGAAAATGTCAAACAAACAGGCTCATTATCATTTTTATTTTCACTACCCCAACCGGCTTTTGTCCTAAGGTAGAACATTGTTGCATTCAATTTATTCGCAGTGTTTTCTTTTTCCCGAATAAAACCCATAAGCGTTGTGCCAACATAGCTGTAAGCCTTTGCTACTCCCCTGTTATAGGCTTCAGATACTTCAGGTTGCCGTTTTTTAATTTCATGAAAGGTCGTCTCTGAAAAACCAAAATATCCAGCAATTCTATTTATTGGTAAGTAAGCAGACAATGCCTCTACTTGAGCTATTTGGGCTTCATCCAATTTTATTTTTTTTCTCATAATACTTATTTATGCTGTTGATTCTTTTAAAAACTTATTATACCGCTTTTCAAGGTGTTTCCTTAATTTAACGGCTTCAGTAAATTCGGATAATAACTTATCTAGCTTTTCATTTGACTCCTTGCCTTTTAACTTGTCTATTTCTTCCATTATAGCAAGTTCTCTATCAAAAGTTTCAGCGAGCATGCCACGGTTTACAAATCTTAGCATTAATGCCTTATTTTCTTCGCTTTGACCGGTAATTTCAATTGTGTCTTCCATATATATGACCTGTATTTAGTTGTGATCGTTAACAAATTCTCTAGCAGCAGGTAGCAGAGCTTTAAAATATAATTCATACGCCCAAGGCTCTTGGTTTTTCATTGCTTGTTGTACAAATTTATATGCTGCTAAGCGATCCTTTAACACTGCTCGGCTTAAACTCTTATCATTAACCTTGGGTCTTCCTTTCGGATTGCCGCTAGTACCTTGTTGAAACTGATATTTTATAGAGTCCATAATATTCCTGATTTAATTAATTACAATTATACCATTTTTTTACTGTAAACACAAACATTTATGCCTAAAAAACCGCTAGAATATAAGCTTTTTAGCAGTTTTTTATATCAAAATATTAAGAGGAAAATTTAACCTAATATTGATCAATTTACTTTTATCTAAATTAGCCCATAAAACTTTCCAATCTGTTATAGCCATACGCTTTTAGCAAACTATAACAACGCTCAACATAACGTTTTAAGTCTATGTTTTTACAAATTAAATCTTCCGGTATTTCCATCATAGGATTAGCACCTGACGAATCTTTGAGTTTATTGCCGTTACCTTTGAAAATAGCAATACCGTCCGTACTGTAATACCAGCGGACTGTTTTACCGAGCTTTTTATCATTAAAGTAAGCTCCATCTGTTGAAGTGCCAAATAACAGGAAGTTTCTTACATCACTGGCCATAGTATTTATTGTATCTTCAATAGCAATGTTGTCTTTTAAGAAGTTTATTATTGCGCTACAACAAGCAGCATCAACACTATTACATCTTAGAGAAGCATGCTGTAAATGACCCTTACATTTTACTTTGCCGTCCACAGAAATGGCTAAATAATTATTCACGCTCCGTTTATAGATATCTTTGAATGCAACATAACTAGTTTTAAAATTACATTCTGCTTCCCAACGCCTGATTACTTCTTTTAAAATAAATTCTTTACTCTCTAGCGTTTTAACGACAATTCCATCAGTATTAGCAGAAACAACAGATATACCGTTACTCTCTAATTGCTCAATTAACATCAGTAGAGTTAGCTGCCCTGTAATAGTTACATTGAGCAATAAATTAGGTGCATATAAACTACTGTGATTACTGCCTAATTTACCAAAAGTTCCATTTAATATAATTTTACATGTATCACTCTTGATATTATCTCCAGTTTTTTTTGCAACCAGTCTTTCATCGTAGAACTTCTTATAATCATCAATAAACCTTTCAGGGTAATTATTAGGTATGTATCTGTTATTGATCATAATATTCGGATAATAACTAACAACGTCTATCTCGGCTAAAATCTGATTGCGACCATCAAAATGCACTTCTTTTTCTTGAGAATGCATACCGCCTACCCCTATTTTATACAGCGTATTTCCTATCTTTATCTTATATGGTATATTGATCAGCTTTCCATCACCACCCAGTTGATATTGATTTGCCTTTATTTTTTCAAACAAATCAACTAATTCAGACGAAGTAAATTTTATATATTCAGGGCCTTCGTACTTGATATACTTTTTGTTATAAATGTATGGGTAATCTTTGTAAGGAATATTATATTTTGTATTAAATATAGTTTCGGCAATAGCAGCATCAGACTTTGACATTAAGTCAACTTGGTACTGCTTTGAGAAAAAGTATCTAAGCTCCAACTCTTTTTCTAGCCTATAGGTCAATGCTTCCGTAACTTCTATATCATTAAAACAATACTCCTTTACCTTATCCATTTGTAGGTCAGTCAGAATGCTATCGGGTTCATAAGGTAAGTCCTGTATCTTCTTAAAACCAATCCTAGCAGCATAAGTTTTAAGCGATACTCCAACACCAGGGGCAACTTCAAATAAATCTATATGTAGCTTTGTGTCACAATAGGGAATTTTAGCATCTTTTAAAAGCTTCCATGCAAAAGTTCCTCTGGGTTTATTAATCAGTTTATCGGAAGCCTTTTTTATTAATGCCGTACTTACTCCGGTGAGTGCCACGCGTAAAAGCGGTATATCATATTCCTTGGAATTAAACCCAACAGTAACATACTCCGAAAGTATGAGTTTTATTTCCTGTATTTGTTGCCTTGTAAAACTGCCGTTCCCTCTTATTTCATAATACTTACGCTTACCTTGGCATAAGAAGCCAATAGAGTAATAATTTGGATAGCATTCGCTATCGAGATAAACGGCATCGTTTAGTATCTTTGTTATTGCTGTAGCTTTGTTTCTATTATTTTCTGTATTTGTCATAAATTTAAGTGTTCTATTTCTGATAAAATTATTGAAGTAGAATTGTGTATCTAATCAATTAACAACTCTTGATGACTGATAGCTGACCGTCATTACCGACAAAAAACAATGCTAGGTAAGTTGTTTCCTACCAGTATTTATAATGGATTGAGAGGCTTAGGTTACCGAGTTACCAGAAAAATAAACAAAACATTTTCAAAAAAAACACGTATATACTAATTCTCTTTAATATAAATCTCTTATTTTTATTATTATTATTATTATTATTTATAATAATAGGTGGTAACCTTAGTAACCTAACCACTGGAACAGTTATAATAAACTGACATTCAATGGGTTACCTACTATCGTTTTTGTTAGTAATGCGTCAGTCAGCATGGTAACTTCGTATTCAACATGGTAACCTGTTACTCGGTACGGTAGCCGTATCATTATCATCCCCAAATAATGATGATTTCTGAGGCGGTTTATAATTAGGGTTCTCTTGTACTAAAAACTTTTTCTTGTTTTTGCGATATTTAACATTATGTTTTTTCAATATGCGTGCTACCTCAACAGCGCCTACTCTCTCATGAGCTTTCATATATAACACTCTGTATATTTGGGTAGCTCCTAACCACTCATTCTTTGGGTCGTTATCTTCTATATCCGGAAAAATAAAACGCTCAAACAATAACTCGGTATATGGGCATGTCTTAACATGTTCTTCATTGCAAGTATTGAGTATTTGCTCTTCATCTTGTTGTAACCACCAAATTTCACCGGCTTTATAATAGGTCCGTATTTGCGCCCAAAATTGCTGCATATCTATATCGTGCTTGTAATTCAAACTTTCTACCGGTATCGTCCAAAAACGAGAGTTTCCTGTTGGATCTACCAAATACTCATGGTCATTGACCGAGGCACAAAATACGGTACGCCTTGGCAATCTGTTATCTACTCTACCGTACGAGGGTCTGAATACATCCTTATTACTGGTTAGAAAAGCTTTAATAGCCGCTACATCCTTCTTCATGGTACTATCGGCTTCTCCTAATTCTACTATGGCATGGCTTGTTACTCGGGCTATACTATCCTTACTGGTCGGATCAAGAGTAGCTCCTTCAAGAAAATATTCATCGATAGGCGACGGCAATAGCTTTTTAAACCATGATGTCTTTCCTATTGATTGCTCACCTTGGAATATTAATACCCCTTTTGAAAATACGCCTTTCGGTTCTTCCATTGCGGCTATAAAACTGATAAACCATTTACGCAAAAAAAGCTCCTTATGCTCTTTTTGATAGTGATCGGGCGTTACAACCGTATCATACATAGCTTGTAACCTGTCTATACCGTCCCAAGACTTTGACATTATCCATTCGGATATCGGATTATAAGGATTAAGCGATGCTTCTTCCGTACATAGATCAGGACCGATTCTCTTATTACCTCCAAAATTGTTAGCCGTAATTAAGCTTTCTATTCTAACCAACCTTGACGCATCTGCCGTTTCATCGAGATACTTATCTCCCGGTAATATTATTCTGTCTCTTTTAGAAACGACATTGCGAACTATTTTGATGCCGTATGCATTGATCAGAGTCTTAAAATTTTCTATCGTTGCTTTTGGCGGTTGGGCTTCGGTATACTCATTAAATATCATTGGAGGTAATGCCTTATCTAGAGGATAGATATTGCATGAATTTGTCCTGTTTTTAAATTCTTCTACTTTAATTTCACGCCTTACTTTTGACAGTAAAGCCCTTATACTAGTTATTCTTAAAGATGTTTTTGCTTTGATTAATGCTAGGTAATATTCGGCTTCTTGATCGCTACATTGCTCAGCTATATTCTTTATTACAGGCATTAGCATGTCATCTTTTACTTTCTCGGTAAATTCACTGATAGCAAATAAAACTTCCTTCTCAAAGGCCTCTAAACGCCGATCTTTAATACGCTTTAACACTGTTAGAAATGTTAATTGCCCGGTATTTGATTCCTTACTAAAGGATCGCCATTTATATTTAATTTCTTCAAAAGATTTATATTTTTCAATATCATGTCTTGACCATTCATCAGCAATAGACAAACCTTTGTCAGAGCCTTTGTAATAATGGTGCAACGCCATCAGTACTTCTAACCATTCATCATACGAGACCCTACTAGCTGGATATTCTTCTAACTTTTCTATTACTTCTTTTTCACTTAAATTAAGGGTTGGAGACTGCTTCTGCTTAGAAGTTAGTGCTCCCGTATTTTTTATAGTACCTTCGTTTGATATTGCTGCCGGCTTAAATTCTTGCGGGTTTAGTAATTCCGCTTCATTTTCCAAGAACCATTTGTGATATTCAGGTTGCTTCACTCCTTCCGGTAAGTCTTGTATTTTAATTGTGTTACTGAAATACATAAATTGATTTGCTTTAAAACTAGCAGCATCTATTGCAGATTTGAAACTCAATTTACTAACAAAACTACGGGCTACTCCGTCATACTCAGCAGTCATAATATTTGCAGTAGTAGGTATGAATATTCTAACTTTTGGCTTACTTGGGGTGTGGGATGCCGTTGAATATGCAAGATACGTATAGCTTGCTAATTCCTCCTTTATGCTTAATTCCAAGGTGGAAATATCCCCGTCATAATTGTCTAGGTCGAGAACAACGGCATTACGATACTTTAGATTCTCCTTACGCCTTATGTTTTCCTCAAAAACGCCTGCAATAAACCATTCAGACTCATCTTTTGCTGCTTTTAACGATTGTTTTATTGCATCATCAACCGATAGTGTTATCTCTTGTCCATTAACTACTATTTTGTCGTTGTAAAGAGCCTTAACCTCAGTAAATCCTTGCAATTTAGCCCGTAATTCGCTATAATCGTAGGTGTATTGATTAATTTTATTATTCGTTTTTCCGTACCCACAAGAAAGAGTGATTTTTAAATTTTCTTGTGTTTCGGTTTTATTTTTATCATTATAAAAAATAGAATTATTAGTTTTGCTCATACATTATCTCCGTATCTAAATTGATAATTTTAAAAAAGGCGGCCGTGCTAACCGCCTTAAACACTAAAAACATTAAAAAGGTGAATTGCCGTCTTCTTGATCATCTTGCATAAGTTTGCTATACTCAGGATGATCAGGGGTGATCGCCTTTTTTATCTCATTCTTCGGCTCACCTTTCATATCCTTACCGATGCTTATTTCAGCAATAAACGTTAGATTATCCAAGTCGGATAGACTGCTTATTCGGCGTTTCTTAATAGCTTCCTCGGATCTGTCTTTAGAGTATACTCCGCGACTACTCTCCAAGATGCTTAATATTTGCTGTCTACCTATTTGCTGATACAATGGGCTTTTCTGACTATATAGACCTATTAGAGAAAATATCTTCTGTCCTTTATATGGTCCGCTGAGTATTTTATACTCGCATTTCAAATATACAGCCCCGCTCTGCCCTAAAGTTGCCATATTACTATCCCAACCTTCATCCGTGTTATTATATCCTCCGGGCTTAATATCCAAGCGGACTTTTACTAAAGTACCGTCTGGTATTAACGGATAGTTAGCTTGCTTCTCAACGTTATTAAAATTAAAAAATGTATTACTCATGATCTTTCTCCTTATCTATATCCAATTCTTTTTCTCTATCAGTGCAACCGCCATGATATCCGCACTTCGCACTACCACAGTTCAAACATACGCCGTAGTAGCTATTGCCATCGTCAAAATAGTCATCTAAATAACCCATAATTTCCTCCTTAACTTTATTCGTAAATTAATGTTAACACTCTATTTACACACCTTGATTTCCTAGTGTGTTTTTTACTTTTGTTATGCCTTTGATATCTGCTAATTATCAAGGCAAACGCCTTATATATTACCTCTCGAGTTTTTTGTGATATTTATCATATGCTCTAACAAATTTAGGGTCTTTTTCCTTTTCTACTAAAACTAGCTGCTTGCACCGGTTTACCCTTATCTCAAGATCGTCAACCGATTCCGATAGCCGAGTTAAATGCCCGGTAACTACGGACTTTTGATTTTCTATATTGAACCTTGCCGCTAGAAAATTATCATTCTGACCGAGGTTGCTACTTAAAAGCCAATAACGGATCTCTAGTAAATCTCTAGTATTATCAAACTCATCTAACGCACTATAGATATCGGTAATATGCTGTTGTATTTCCCTGTTCATTTTCTACTCTCTATATTTTTGATCACTTTTCCCCTCCGCAGTTTCATTAACTACAGTTTTCGTTGCTATTTTTATTGCTGCATATTTATCGGCATCATGCTTAGGTAGTAAAAACCCTTTCGAGGTCATTAAATTATTTTTTATGACCGGATAGCATCCGCTCTGGTATAAATGCACCAAAGATTTTTTAGAAAATATGTAGATCACGTCATAATTACCTATACAATATAGCCATGAATTATCATTCCTAAGTATTCCTCCTTTGTAATATTCTTCTCCAGGATAAACTCTGTGCTCCGTTTCAATGTACAGGTTATGAGTATTATCAAATTTTTGGTCGTATTTGATTTCAAACCCCTGTAGGTTTTCACCTATCTCAAATTGAAACTCTTTACTCTGTAGGTTAACCAAAGGAATATGCAGATTATTCATGATCTGCACGGCACAAAAATCCTGAAATTTTTGCCCTATAGATAATCTGGATCGATATAGCTCTTTATAATGCTCAAAGTTCATTACCAAACACCTCCCAACCATCCACTTGCTTACGAGCAAACATTTCAAGCTTGTTGCCGTAGGTGTATAGACTTTCAATTATGTTTCTGAATTCTTCGGGTTTTTCCGAATGGCGACCAACTCTTTCAACAACCTGCACTGAGTCAACCCTAGTCATATTGTCAGGCACACCGCTTCCCTTAGTAGCTATCAATAAATGCTCATGTCTTACGGAGGTATAATTACCGAGGTTGGCTCGCACCTTGTCCCAGACAATATTGGTTTTGTACTTAAAACCCCAAGACTCTATCAGCTCAATTGCTTCCGGTAATAACGGGGCAGTACCCCATAGGAATAAAACAGCATTATCTTCGCTTAACGAGCTAACTGGCATACTTTTAAGCTTCTTCCATAGTCATTGTGTTGTAGTGGTCTGTAGCCCCGCCAAAACCGCTTCTTTCGTCCCCATACTGCCACGGAGGATCGGCATATATAACTCGGTACTTACCTTTTGGCCATGCTGCTACCTTATTCTTCTCTAGACGCTCAGCTTTTTGAATTTGCGTATAAACTTTCTTAATACTGGACTTGCCTTCTGCCACTTCAGCTTTCTGCTCATCAGTACCTTTGCGCTGGATAGCGTCATATTGGAAAGCAGTGCTATAACCAACACCTGCTTTCTGAGCAATAACTTCTAAAGTTTTATTATTTTCAGTATTATCCCGTAAGGTTACTGGTAACCTATCGGTAGAATAGCTTGTTTCCGCTGTTTCTTCTTTTTCAGAAAATTGTTTTAAATTAACTAATTGCCTCTCCTTAGCCTTTTGCGCTTCTAACTCCTTAAATCTATAAGCTAGTGCTACCCTAGTTTCAGTAGGCAAGTTCCTTCTGCTAAACTGGTTATTGATCATCCAGAGCTTTACGTCCAGCTCAGTCTCTAGCTCTGGTTTCTCAACTATATTGAAGCTTATGCCGTGCTTAGTACAAATAGCATACCTGTGGTGTCCATCTATTATGGTATTATTCCATACCACTAGGGAATCACGGCAACCTTCATGCTTAAGGCTAGCTTCTAAAGAACTGAGTTCTTCGGGACTAAGCGGAGGAATTAAGTTACAAAACTCATTATTAAAAATTAGTTCCATGACTCCCCTCCGTTTTCAGTGCTGTTAATAAGCTTGCGGATATCCTCAACTCGCCAGGCGGTTATTTTTTTGCCTAATCTTACTGGCTTCGGGAAATAACCGGATTTAACACCTGTTAGCCAAGTTGATTTACTAATAGGCAGCAGTTTTAAGATCGTATGAAGCCTCACAAAGGCGGCTTTATCTGGTAATAAATGGTGGGTCATATTCAATTGCTCCCTTTTTATGGTTAAACAGTGGAAGCAATATTAATCTGATATGTTAAATACTAAAAAAAATGAATTTTATTTTTTGGGAATGAATTTCATTCTTAGTCTGAAAAAGCTTATCGTATAAGCTATAGAAGTTAAAAAATGCTAAAAAAAATGGAGTGAATTTTGTTTTTAGGAATAAATTTTATTCCTAGTCTAAAACTTTATATAAGATAAGGGATAGAAGTTAAAAATGCTAAAAAAAAGCGGTTATTTCTTAGTAGATGGTTTAGAATGCTCCTTACAATATTTTTGAACCATTGTTAATTTTTCGATCAATGTGCTTTTTTCAAAAGTAATATCATATAATTCAATATTTGTACTGCTTTCAACATTTTCAAAATCTTTATATATTACTTCTACCCAATCTCTTATATTTTTTTTACTAAGTAAATTATCATAATTCGCACCGATAAAACCAGCGAAAAGCTTAATCCAACCATTTCTTTCTCCCCCGTGTAAAGGTTTAAGGTCTTCTCTTAATCTCTCATTTTCTTCTTTTAAATTTTGAATTAACATATCTTTATCATTATTTTCTTTTTCTGACCTTTGATATTTTGCTTCCAAATCTTCAGCTTCAGGAGTGTGATGTTCGTTAACAAGCACGTCTAATTTTTGAGGGATAGGAATATCTTTTGTTTTACACCATTTTATAAAATCTAATGGTTTAATTTTATTATCCTGAACCTTTATTGTGTTACATTCTATAGCTCTATTTAATAACTCCAATAGTGGTACATCTTGATCACCTACTCTTTTTAACACCTCTAGAGTATTAATATTCCATCGAGGATTTAAATCAACCGCTAATGTTACTGCTTCTTCTCGTGTCCAATAACTAAGCTTAGCATAATGTTTTGCCCAATAATTATTTAAACTGATTGAAGTATCATTTGTCATAATATTGTTAGCAAGCCACAACTTAAAAAGTTCTGCTTTAGATGATGGGATTGATTGTATAATACGGAATAATGACTCGGTATTCGCACAGTCAGTTTTACGCATCTTTCCATCAGGTGTTTTTAGTTTCAACCCGTGACATTTTGTCACGACTTCACTGTTTTCTTGAGTTAATCGTTGTTTCAATTTTCTCCAATAAGCACCAGGATTAGTACTATCGGTTAATGCACCTACAACATCAATAACCGAGAAAAACCATGTATCAGATTTTTCGTTATAAACCCTACGAATTTTGTGATCTTCAAAAAGAGCTAAATCATTTTTTGTCATAAATTACTTTTCTATTGATTACAGTTACTTTGCTTTTATTTTTATAATGAATATTAATATTTTTGATATATCCAATTTTACAGTGAGATTCATTGTGCAAAAACTTCATACCCTCATACAATTGGACATGCCTACAATCTATTATTTTGCCGTCAAATGAAACTACCTGATTTGCTAAACCTTTTTGTGCCAGTTCAAATAAAGTCTCCGTGGCTTTGTTTCTATTGATAACGGCATAATCGACAACAGGTTTATCGCCGCTACATCTAGTCTTTAAATATACCTTGTCTAACGATAATGTTTCCTTGAAGTTACCGAAGTAATCAAGTTCCGCGCTTATTGTCCCGATAATGGCTTTAAAATGTTGATAATTACTTTTAACGTTGTTAATTTTCTTTTTACTCATTTAAACCTCTTCTTAGGTTAGAGCTATTAGGTAATTCTCTGAACTCCAATCCTAGCTTTTTAACAATATTCCTAATTCCATCTCCGTAGTTCATCTCTACCCATTGCTTAACAAACAAATTTGGAGCTTTTAGCTCAATAGTTCTATTCTGCTCATCAATAACGGGAGTTAACTTGCTAAACCAGTTATTATAAACATGAATACCGCTTGTTTCTATAAGCTTGCGGCAAATGTCTCCCCAGATGCCTTGTTGTAATGTTGGCATGACAGGAGTTCCTTTTGTCCGCACCTCATCATAGCCGTTTACTTGCTGATAAGAATTTTCTACTAAATACTCAACGCTTTCTATTTCAATGTCAGGACTTGAATATATGGACTGAACCTGAGTTAAAATAACGTTCTGCTCATGCTCACTCAACTCGCACTCGGCTCTTAAGTAAATTCTTACGATACTACCGATAACGGCAAAATCCTTAATGTGTGATAAAAGCTCATAGCTTCTTAGCGGTTCAAGGGTATTAGCAAGCCTCGCCTTTAACTGGTTATCGGGACAAACGTGAGTAATCGCTTTCTGTTCAACTTCGGCTAGGTATTGCTCTATTTGCTTTGCTTTGGTTATTTCCTTTTGATTTATCGGGGTAACGTTTGCTTTTATGTAAAAATTATCATTGCTAGTTTTAACAGCGTCCCGCATCTCAAACCGCAAACATTTGCCGAAATAGGCCATAAACTGCGCTTTTGAGCAAAACCTGTTATCTCGCCGTTTTGACATATCAAGGAGTATCTCATTCATCGCATTTAGTCTAAAGTCCCTCCCTGACAAGCGTTGTAACTTATCGCCATCATCCTTAGTTAGTGGGTAGTGGTATCCTAAGTCTTTAGGCTCTTTGTACTGGTTAAAATGGTAAATTCTTGCCTTACGCTCGGCTTTAGTAGGTTTTTTTCTCTCATTAGCAAGTAGCTTTTTAAGCTTAACAGTTTTAACAGGCTCTTTTGGAAACAGGACTATTTCTGAAGTGGTATTTTCCTTAGTTGTAATTTCTTTAGAAATCAAAAAAGAATTAGATTTATGATCTATATTCTTTTTATTATTTTCATACTCATTATAAGAAGTCGGAAGTGTACTTCCGAGTTTAATACTTTTGTAATATTTATCAGTAGCTTCTAAAATGATTTTACCTCTACAGGTATAACTAAAAACGTATATATTCTCTCTCCTTATCCCTTTTATTTTAATAGCTTTTCGCCATTTACTATGGAATATATGACTTATTGCTTTTCTTACTGTGCGTAGTTGTCTATCTGTGATCTTGAGTTTTTTACAAAGAAAGTCTAAAGAAAAATATGTAAACCTGTTATCTGATTTCTCTATTAGAGCGTAAATAATAGCTACTAGTTTTAACTGGGATTCGGTTAATGGTTTATCTCTGGTATTATTTTGTGGAATGTCTTCCCATATATCTTTTATTATACGGAAGGAACTAGTCTGTTTTTCTGCATATAAATCTAAATAATATTGATAGGCTTCTTGGTAAATAGGTCTTTGAGCTTTTTGTTCATGTTTTTGTGCTAAATAAGCCATTTTATTTGTTGTTAGTTAATGTAAATTAAAAATTTTCATAAAACCAACAAGAAATTTCTTGACTAGTAGGTAATACTCTACTATTCTCAGACCAATCGTTGTTGGTTTTGAAGTAAAAAAATAACGGTTGAGGTATCGTTAGATACTCTTAAAATTTTTTGAAAGTTTTTATTTGCTATCGGGGGATTTTAAATAATAAGCTTTCTTAGTGTTTGTTATGTGTATTCTACATGTAATATTTTCCTTACTTATTTGTTGTAAATGCGTGTTAATGATGATAATTGTGAATAATAAAAAGTCAATTCTTTTTATATAGGTGATTTTTTGTTAAATTATATTATAATACCATGCAGAGCTCAAATATTGTTAATCAAGCTATAGATGACTATAACATTCTAACAAAATCTCAAAAAAAAATATTAAAATCTTTAATTCAGTTATCAGTAAATAACGAAGTTATTATTACTATTGAAGAATTATCTAAAATCAATCAAATCACTAGAGCAACTGTTACTGCCGCACTAGAATTATTTAGTAAAAAAAATATTATTACTATTCCTAACACTACTGGTGTTAGATTTAGTAGTTGTATTATTAATCAAGCTAAAATTGAAGAAATAGTGCAACACTACAATAATAAATCTAAATTATTATAAAAATAATTATCTTTTTCTTGTAAAAAGAGTTGATATTATGATTTCCATACATTATACTAATCCATAAGTAAGGCATAAAAAAAACGCCTTAAGTTTAAGGCTTAAGACGTTTTTATAACCTTATAAGTGGCAAGAATTTATTAGTTTACTAGACGAGTAAAATTCTTACTTTTAATAACCAAATTGAGAAGAAGGTATATATGCAAAATATCTCAAGGCTACCATTATGTCAAGGTGCTTTTTCAAAGTTAAAAAATTACAAAAAAGCTAATGATCCAGTAAATCATAGTAGAATAGACTTAAGAAGTCATGAATTATCAGAAAAAAATATACAAAATTTTGAAGAATTAAGCGTTGCCAAGGCTATAGAAACCTTAAAGAAAATGTTACTACCTACCAAAGAAGAGGTGCAAGTATTTTCTAATCTTGAGCAAGCAAGGCTAGCAGTAAAAATCCATAATGAGCGTCAAGCAGTAAAATTACCAGCTAATATAAAAGAAGTACCTAAATTTCATGAAGCTAAAAACGAACCTGTCGAGTTATCTGCATCTAGCAGGGACAGATTTGCCAGAATCGGCGAAAGAGCAAGGGAAGCATTTATAGAGGAACAGATAGAAAGAGCTAACTTTTATAACATTCCTTATGAAACCTACGGCGATAATTATTACCAATTAATGCAGGATATAGACCAGTATGAATATTTACTTGAAAAGGCAAAAGATTACTGTGTTGACTGGGATACTAGTGAATATGACCCGATAGCTCTAGAGCAGGCAATAGATGAGGCAGAGTATAATGCTTACACGGCTGATCAGGAATTACGCTCTTACTTTTCGCTAACTAGAGGGGTAGAGGTATAATATGGCTATAAAAGATCGCTTTATTCCGAAAGAAGAGTTTATGAGGTTGTTATTTACTAAAATTGATGGTGTAGATACGCACGATTTGTCAATGTGGCTTAAGTCAAAGACTGACGATGAATTTGTGGTAGTACCAAGAGAATTTTGTATTTTGATGGTTTTATTTTTAGAAAAGCAAGCAGTAGCAAAAGAGCATTTACTATTTAATTTTCAGAAAGTATTAGGTCAGCTTGAGGAAATAAAGCGTTATTTATAATAATAAAGAAATAAAGTTATTAGTATGGAAAACAAGCAGGAGTGGCTAAGGGAGCGTAAGAATTACCTAGGGGGGACTGATTTAGCTGCTATCTGTGGTTTAAGTCCCTATAGGACTGCTCTTGATGTATACCTTGATAAAACCAGCAATGATATTGCGTACGAAACTAATGCTGCAATGAGGTGGGGGAATCTTTTAGAAGATGTTGTTGCTAAGGAGTATTCAGAAGTTATTGGTCAAACTACAGCAATAGAACCAAACACAATCTACCACCCTGAATATAAGTTTTTAGGAGCTAATATTGATCGGTGGGTTGGTAATAAAGAGTATGTCTTAGAATGTAAGACTGCCGGCTTTACCAAGTCTAAAGAGTGGGGCGATTTAGGGACTGACCAAATCCCTGAGTCATATTTAGTGCAAGTTGCTCATTATGCCTCAATCTGTGACGTTCCAAAAGTTGATATAGCAGTACTCATTGGCGGTCAAGATTTTAGAATTTATACCTATGAGCGAAATAAGGAGCTAGAAGAGAAGCTAATTAAGATAGCCTGTAATTTCTGGCATAACCATATAGAAAAAAGAATACCGCCTAAATGCGTTAATACCAGAGACACGTTTAACTTGTTTCCCGAGTCGCATCACCACGAAATTGTTGCAGAAAGTAACATCATACAAAAACTGGAAGAGCTTAAAGCAGCAAAAAAAGAAGAAAATAAGATACAGTTTGTTATTGAAAAGTTAAAGGTTGAAATTCAAGAGTTTATGCGGGATTATGACGTACTAATTGATAATCAGGGGAACGTAATAGCTACATGGAAGAATAGTACTCCAAGGTCATTTTTTGACTTAAAAAGGTTTAAAGATGAGGCAAAAGCCCTATATTTGAAGTATACTATCGTTGTCAAGCAATCGAGAGTTTTTTTAATAAAATGAGAAAATATCCATTACCTACTAAGGAAGAGGCAGAAGAATTGAAAAGATTAAGGCAAGAGGCTGGTATGACCATCCCTCAAATGGCCGAAGCTTTACATACTAATCAAGCAAGGATTAGCGATTATGAAAACTGCAAAAGAGGGACTAATCCTGATTTGATAGAAAAATTAAAAAAACGCTATAAATTAATCATACAATATAATGCATAGACGAGGTAGGTAATGAACATAATAGAAGCCGTAAAAGAAGCGTTTAAAGGAAAAAGGATAAGGCGTAAAAGCTGGTTTTATATCGATAAGGACAGGTGTAATTATGTTGCTGGAGTACGTGATATTTTAGGGGAGATACCGCACTTATGTCAGTCTTACGAAGGTAATGAGAAGGAAAAGAAAATAGCCGTTTTTCTTGATACGGATATTTTAGCGGAAGATTGGGAAGTTATAGAAGATAAAGAGGAGGTGTAAGATTATAGCGTACGCAGTATTAATATTAGCTACTAGTATATGGGTAACAGTTTTGTATAGAAACTTTAGTAAAAAAATAGAAGAGGAGGAAATAGAAGAAAATGAGTAACATAACAGCAATAAATACCAGTAATGAAATTGACCAGCATATATGGTCAGCACTAAAAAACAGCTTATATACTGGTGCAAGAGATGAAAGTATAAAAATGGTTCTTGATTATTGTAAGGCAGCAAAATTAGACCCAATGCAAAAG